ACACTGGGGAGGCAAGCAATAAATCCAAATTTATTGGTTGGAGTTTCTGACTTGCTCAACAATGCATTTACTTCAGTTTGGAATTCGTTGTCGCCTTGGATAGCCGCAAACAGTAATCGACGATAATATTTTTGGATATCGTTAGCCAATTCACGATCATCTAAATTGGTGCAAAGTAATTGGGGTTTAGGGTAACTTTCGTTATACTGAGTGTGATCTTCGCCTAACGTGAACAACATTAGCTGACGATTTGGATATTTGTAATACATTACTTTACCGTCAAAAATGTCTCCGTCAGCGTGTACTGCCTCTAGATCTTTTTGGTAAGTTTTGTTAACTCGCTGTGCGGCACAAGCTAGTTCTAAAACTGTTTGAAGTGGGAACTCTTTTATCTTGACCATCACCGCTCCGTGAAATAATTTAATACTTGTATTTTACACGAATACGTGGTCTGTGTCAATCTTTTTAAGTCGGATATAAACCTTTTTGGCAAGGCGTTTTATTAGTCCGTCGTCAATATTACCAAAATGGCTAACATATGCATTGAGATTTGGACTTACGTATACATTTTGAATTTTAAAACGACTAAGTGCTGTGAAACGATGCATATAATTTAGGGCTCGATATTTGCCTAAAGTTCTGCATAATTCTATGGTGATGGATAACGCATATGCATCCAGTTCATCTGGATCTGCTAGATAGTTCACGTAGGGTTCTTGCATGTGATTGCTGTAAACAGCATAGTGCCTTTTTACACTTTGACGGCGATGTCTGTATTCGTGTACAACAGCATCAAATAATTGAACTAAAATATCAGTAACGTGCTTGTGATCCCATGTTTCTGTATTTGCAAAATTGTGATAAAGAAATACTTCTATGGCAGTTTCGTGATTTTTATCATCCTCTGCGTCATAGTAGGCATTAACGTAGAACTCTTCAGGACCCAAGAATTTTTTACGTTGAGTTTTTAGGGCAATGTCAAAATCGTGTTTTTTAAATTGACGACGTGCTTTGGTCATCAAGGCTTTAAATGAAACGGGAAAGTCACAGTCTTTTCTTACGGCCACACATACAGAGTTTGCTCGCTCCAGTATGGTGTTCATGTTCATAGCCTGTAAGTTACTCTGCCCTTGTTTAAATCATAGGGACTTGTTTCAACGCGAACACGATCGCCCAAGATAACTTTAATTTTGTGTTGCTTGAGTCTGCCACCCAAATAACAAAGCATTACGTGTTCCATATCATCAATTTTTACTCTAAAAGTATTATTGGGACATACTTCTAAAACCTCACCCGTTAGTTCAATTAGTTCTTTACTCATACTTTACTAATGATCATTGCACCATCTTCTACTCGAATATTCACAGTATCGCCTTCTTTCCAGCCTTGTGCTTTACATATTTCTTCTGGTATTTTAAAAATTACATTGTCTGGATCATCTGGAATATCTTCAAACAATTCTTCAACAGTATAGGTTGTTTTAGTCATAACGTATTTACACAAAGTCATCGTTGTATGGTACTGGAAACCAGTCCAGCTTGTCAAGGTCGTTGGCAATTTCTTCTGCAACTACACCTTCAGATTGATAACCAGTTCGTTCAAAATAGTCGTCATCTTCCTTACCATCATAGCTTAATCCGCCACGCATACCTGAACAATAATAGTCCATGTAGTCTTCACTTTTATTTCTAAGGTCTGCTACAATGCCACCTGAGGCTCGCCAGCTGGCAGTCCAATAATTTTCGGCCAGTATAGGCCAAGTGTGACGTTTACACCATTGCATGTTACACCATGCCGCATACAAGTTTTGAGCATAGCGTCGGTCATCCGCACGAATCTTTGCCATTATTTCAGGGCTGTTTCGGATATCCTCAACTAAATCGTATTTCATTCGTTTTTACCAGCATGCCAATCGCCTTGGAAACAGTGCATCATTTCATGACCAACAGTTCGCATATCTACCTTTGTAGGCACAACTACTACACATTTGTCTTTCCAGAAAAATGTACATGCCAACACTCCATAACCGTAACCATTGTTTCCGTACTTACGGCTCAAAGTGTCGCAAGTCTTTTGAATATCTTTTTGATCAACAAACTTTAATTCAACTGTGGTCTTATTAGTGATATTCTTGCTCATGTCAAAAATACGTCCACCACTGTTATCAAAACTCCATTGCGCTTGTGCAGTGGATGTCAACATCATTAAAACTATTGCAAACTTTTTCATTCTAGCCTCTGTATGCCTGTGTGTTAAAAATGGTGCGGACGGGAAGATTCGAACTTCCAAGGCATGATAATATCACTAGCCATTCCCTACCTGGTTACTTTTTACAGACCCCAAGTAGGAGGTATACCAAATTCCACTCACGTCCACAATGCTATTATACATTCTATTTAAATAAAAGTCAAAAAAATTGGTGACCCAAGCCACCAATTTAAACGTACCAAATTTCTTTGAATCCTTCTTCTTCAGTTGGTTCTTCCCAGCCAGCAATCATACTGGCAACGACATGATCTGGAATTTCTTTGCCAGGACGATTCATCAATCGACGCATAAGTTCTTTATGCTCAGGCGTCTTAAAAACTACTGCAATATGATAGTAATCTGGCAGCATGTTAAACTTTCGAGCTCGGCTTGCAAGAGTGGTACTGGTCTGATCCCAAATAATATCTCGACCTGCTTCTCTTGCGGCAACAACTTCCTTAGCCATCAAATCCACAGCAGTGGGCATGAAATCTGCAAAAACTTCAGAGTAAGTTTTACCCACTTCTTTGGCATAAACTTCTACCCATTTATCAGTGCTTACACAAACACAAGTTAAAGTCCAAATTTGAGAATCTACCCAAGTGCTTTTTCCCGAGCCAGGAACCCCAATCAATTGATAACATTTATTCATGGTTGAAAATTATCCCTTCCTTTGGTATGCTTACTAATTTCGACAATAGTTGCTTGTAGCATTTGAATTTCCATTGCAGCCTCTTCTAGAAGGTTAGCAATCTTATCAGGCTTACCTTCTACTACTGCTAATCTTCCCGGAATCTGCCTACGTATTTCTGCTCGTTTGTACAAGCGGAACACTAGGCTTTGTTCTGCTACTGGTAAATGGCTTTCATCCTCGCATCTCATACATGATGTCCTTTTACTTCGTTGTTTTTGATACTGCCGATGGCACGTTCCATAGACATTACAATTTCGCCTGTAGAGTCAAACCCCACATCCTTGGCTCGATACTTTTCCAAGCCACTGGCATTGCCATGCAAATGTCCGTGAAACTGCAAGCTACCTCTGTGCATTTGATCCCACTCACTAATTGGATAGTGAAACATGACGATCTTGTGACCATCATAGTTGATATCCAAATACTTGTGGATTTCTTCAAACTCATTTTGAAAACTTACATCCTTGACCAACTTGCGGTCATGGTTGCCTTCTACCAATATCTTACGACCATTCAATCGACGCATGATCTTTGCCGCATCACTTGCCGAACAAAAAGCCACGTCGCCCAAGATGTAGACCAAATCATCACGGCCTACTCTTTCATTCCATTCTGTAATCATGCCTTCAGTCATGTACTTTACATCGTTGTTGAATCTTGCCCTTGTTACAGGGCAAAATTTCATAATGTTAGCATGACCAAAGTGCAAGTCACTTGTGATCCATGTTTTCATTTTATTCTCCCGCAAACTCGCGGACCCATTCAAATTGTGTTTCGCTGGCTTTTACCCACTTGATGTGATCTCGTTTACGCATTGGCTTATCGAAATCAAAGCAGACCAAAATCCAGCCCTTGTCTTGTGAAAATTGTACAGTCTCAGTAACCCGAACGATCTGTACAATCTTATCTTTAAATTTTGCTACAATCATCATACTGACTCCTTTACATGGACCAGTATGACTCCGAAGCTGGATTGCAACACCAAGGAGTGTCGCGATCAATTTGGACGTCTTTACCGGTCATCAAATTTTTAACTGTTACTGTTGTTGGATGAAACTCAATTCGAAAACCCAATCTTGTAGGATAAAGTTCGTATTGCAATTCACGCACTTCGCGCTTCATTTCTGCTTCATCGCGATGTTGCCAAACTGTAGTTGAAACAAGACGTTCACCACTTTTGGTACGCTTGTCTGCTTTGTAGATGTACATGGTATGATTTTGTTTCATTTTCTACTCCTGTTTTGTTAGTGTATGTGTATATTATACAGTCAAAAACTAGACTTGTCAACTAGAGAATACGATGATAAGTGTTGTTTTTATGCAACAGGTTTAAACGTTCGCCAGTCATCAATATTGGGTTTTTCATCTGCGTCATACGTCCAGCCCAGTACCTTCATCATGCGATGCTTGACTAGCAAGTTTGGACTACGAAACCTCTCTGTGTCATTGAATCCCATCATGACTCCAACTTCACAAACCGCACCCGATCTACAAATACCAGCATAGCAATGAACAACAACATTCATACGATTTTCCAATGCGTGTTGTAGCAAGCGAACAAGCTCTGCGGCCTGCTCATGACTACACTTCATTGCTTCATCATCAACATGGTCGTTTTCTTCTACATCAAGGAACTCAAAGTTGTGACGCTCTTTGAACTGATGCTTGGCTTCAGGACGCCAGCTGGCTGGATCCACAATGCTAATCAGCATACTGTTTGGGCCAGCATCGTGATGAAATCCAATAGGGATATCACTTGCGGCTACATTTTCAATCCATGGCATTATCTTCTCCGTGTTGCACCAATACGTGATGCTTTGTTCCAATCATAAGCGACACCATCTGGACACTTACCGTCCTCTACGCTGTCAACTCCAAATTTACCAACTACTTCAAATTCACCACCTCTAATGGTGACAAAGTAGTCCAATGTCTTAGCCCAATTCATCGCTGGTGTTAAGCCATCAAATTCTTTATCACAAACAACATTGCTTGTGTCCTTCCATATTACATTATATATTTTTTTCATACCACTATTATACAATCAAAAACAAATTTAGTCAACGAATTGGTTGTTGTATTTTTACAACAACACACCTAAAAAAATAGCACCCGAAGGTGCTATTCAAAAACAATGTTTTTTAGATATCGTAGCGTGGGACCATTACAGTCTTAAGCATGATACCTTCTGGAGTGAATTGGTCCATATCCGCTGACAGCAGTGCTGTCATGATGCTTGGGCTAAATCCACTTACCAATGCGGCACCACTCTTGTCTGCCTTAACAGGCACATTGTCTGAACTGTTTAGGTTCCAGAAAACAATTTGTGGCACAACATAGCCAGCAGTTTCAAACTTGCGTTCGATCATTTCCATTGCGCTGTCGTCGAAACGGGCGCATTGGTTAAACTGCATGTCTGACAAGATCAGCAACATCTTTGGCATGTCGCTTGCTGGTACTGAACCCTTAACTGCAACGCTTAGGATCTTGTCCATAGCGGCATGCAAGTTAGTGCTCATTTCCCAATCACTCTTAGACATTTGGGTTACCTTGTCAACAATGTTACCCTTTAGAGTAACAAGTTGTGGCTTGCTGGAGAAAGTCAAGAATGTGTCCTTGAACACACCCTTGTTCTTATCAGCCAAGTACAAGCCTAGGCCAACCGCAACATCCAAACAACGAACAGTCGAACCCGGAACAGATGTTGTCATCGAACCAGATACGTCAACTAGAGGCAGGATACTTGCGTCACCTACGTAGTTAGGCAGAGCGTCCCATTGTGCGATCACATGGTCAATTTCTGTCTTGTTCAGCTTGTTGTAGCTGTGAGCGATTCCCTTCAGTACGTCATGTGGGAAGATTGCGCTGGCGTTAACCTTGACAGTCTTATCACCACTTACCAACTTGGCCACATACTCAGCAAATGCTGGTGTGTGACGGTTGAATGCCTTCTTGTAGTTGCGAGCAGCTACAGAAGGAACGTGACTGAAATTGATGTTATCCCAATCTCCTGCACACATTTGGGTTTCAACAACCTTTGTAAGAGTAACAAGACTCTTACGATATTGCTTTGGAGTCATGCCAAAGAAGGCACGAACTTCAGCGGCAATTTGACCCTTACGAGGAGTCCACTTTGCAGCCAAACCGTTCTTAGCACGTAGGGCATCACCCAACATGGTATAAGCGGCTGACTTCAGGTCAGGGTTAGAGAAGACAAAGATGTCATCCCAACGACCAACTTCTGGAATCTTCTTTAGAAGAGCCAAAGCGGCGTCTGGGTCACGCTTTTCTAGATGTACTAGAATATCGCGGAACAATTGACGTTCGCCTGCGCCACCGCGGACATCACGTGCCCATTGTGCGATGCGTAGTGCTACATCAGAGTTTTCTACGTAGGCGGCTGTGAAGTCGCCTGTGATGTCCTTACCACGGCTTGCGCCGATCTTGTAGAACAAGTCAACTGTAGCCTTGGCTGTTGACTTACGAGCCTTCATACCGTTTGCGGTACG